CTTACATACACCGGACTTGGAATAGCGAAGAGCGCACGCCTCCTTCGGGAGGCGGGTGGTGTTGCCAGAGGCTTGGACGTCCTTGCCCGGCAGCGTATCCCGGGTGCCCAGATCTTTGGGGAAGCCTTCTTGAAGGACTTCAAGATAAAGCAATTCGCCCTGAGGGGGACGGCGGAAGACAAGGCCGCGGCCGCAAACTTTTTTGAGGCGGTAAAAGCCCGGCATGCACAGAAAGAAGAAGGATTCCTTGAGCTGGAGGAGGTGGCCGGGACTCTCAGGGATGGCTTGACCAAGGACACGTCCACACTTCTTCAGCTGTTTATGGATCAAGGGGATGACATCCTGAGGCCCATTCTGCAAAAGAATCTTCAGGACAAGGGGCAGGAACACCTCCTCCCAGCGGTTATGGAGAAGGTCAAGCAGTTTCGTGGGTTCTTTAAAAAAGAGGCCGAGTTGAATTCGGAGGCAGGGGTCCTTGCCAAAGATGCGGTCAGGGGGCTCGGGAATTTTGCCCCGGGCCGGGTGCCCTTGACGCGCGACTCTGAGCGGGCGTGGAGGAAGTTGATAGAGGAAATCAATGTCAATGAGCTTCTTCCCCTTGCTGAGATTTCAAAGCTTGACCCGGAGTTAGCTGCCCGATTAGCGCAAGTTGGAAACATTCAGGAAATCGGGGCTTTCGCACATGCTAAAACGTATGACAACATCATTGACCGTGTCTTAGCCGGGCACCCGACGGAACTCGATATCGGGCAGTCGGCCTTACAGCTTGGCATGGAGGGAGTCAGGGCCCGCTCCACCCGCAATCTCCTCAATGCTGTCTTTACTGACGGAAGCATAGCCAAGAAAATTGAGCAGTCGTCCGACGGAGCCCGGCTTCTGATGGATGACGCCAAGATCCAAGACCTCTTAAGAAGAGGGTACAGGATTATAGACCCCGTAGAGCTGAAGTCTTACGCTAAAAAAGAAGAGAGGATTCTGGGCGAGGAGGGTCTCTGGAACAAACTCGTCGATGACAAGCCCGGCATTTGGGCCGTGCCGGAGCCGATCTTTGAGGACCTCGTTCGGAGCAACTCGTTTTTTAAAGAAGGATCAGTTGCAGCGGAGTTCTTTGATAACTTTCGGAAAATACAGGGCATCTGGAAAGGGTATGCTCTTCTTTCTCCCGGATTCCACATGCGGAATCAGTACTCAAATGTGTTCCAGAATTTTGTGGCAAAGGTTAGTGATCCGAGACGCTATGCCATGGCCGCCGGACTGCAAGCCGGGGGGACGGGGAACCTCCCCCGTGGAGTCAGGGGAGTAGTTGAGGCGATGATCGGCAAGAAGAGCATGGATGATGTATGGATCACCCACAAAGACAGGACGTGGACGGGGCTTGAACTCCAGACGGCAATGAAGAACCAGTCCGTCATGAATAACGGGTTATTCACAAAAGATTTCGGCATCGATATCGAGAGAGAGATGCTGACCAATATGGAGAGGGGCATCAGAAAGAATTCTCTGGGGCGTCTCACAAAACAGGGATTGAAGAAGAAGGCCCAACTCCTTGATGGCGGCTCAGAAGAGGCAGAGGCAGACCTCTTGGCGCGTCTTTATGATAGCAGGGCGAGGACGTGGGCCATTCATAATGGCAAGACGGTGGACGACTTTGATCGCGCTCATGAGGTGGTCGTCGCGCGAGGGCTGGCAGATGACTTTGTCCCCGGCGAGCATGTCTTCTATCAGGGTGGCGAGAAGTTCCAGATGAAAGGGCCCGCTGATGGGCCGGACGTTATGTGGGGAGAGCTGGAGCAAGAGTGGTACGAAGGCTTCCAAAAGGGCACGGTAGACCCGACGACCGGGTATATTAATCCGACTGCTGCCGAATTACGGAAAATGCCCGGTGCTCCAAGTACGACTCCACAAGAGCTTCGGGACGGGTTTCTGAGGGGGATTGAAAAACGTCAGGCCAAAGAGCGTGAAGCCGGGGAAGCCGTCTTCGAAGGCGAAGTGCGTCCGTGGTCGTGGGATTTCAGGGACATGGAGAAGGCGCTGGATAAAGCTATAGATGAAGGGGGGGACAGCCCCTTCTGGTATAAAAGTTTTGGGGAAGGCGCGTCGAGGCTCGTTGGGGAAAAGAACATGCCTGAGTTTGCCGGCGTCTTTGCTCTCCTCTCGCCCCAAAAAGCGGTCGAAGACAATCTTTCTGAAGCACTGTGGGTCATGCGGATGGCGAGGGAGTCTTTCACGGGGAAAAACAATGCCTTCAGTCCCTCTGCCTTCAGGGAGAAGATGTATGGAAATAGGACGGTGCTCAAGGTTAAGACGCCTGATACGTTATCAAGGACCGGGCGAGATGCTGCCCAATATATTGAAGTGGAAAAGGGACTTTTCTTCCCGAAAGGAGAGGGCACCAAAGCCACCGGCGTGGCCAAGCTCGTAAACCTCTATGAAAAAGCAACCTTCACCGGGGACCTGAAGACAATTTCCTTTGATCTTAACCTTCTTCAGCAGGCCGCAGGGGGGTTCTTCCCGGGGACCGTAAACGACAGGCACATTGCCAGACTCTTCGGCGTTACTATTCCGTTGACTAAAAAGATCCACCACAACTCAGAGGGCATCGTCGTTACCAAGGCGAGATACGACAAACTGCCTGTGGCGCAGCGGGGGGAGATCACCACGCTCTCGACGAGAGAGTTTGCTTTCCCTACGCATCGGAACGCCGCCACCTACCGCTTTGTCCAGTATCAGATAGCAGAGTTGGCCCGCCGGAAGAATATCGCTCCCGATGAGGCACAGGCGGCTTTGTGGTGGTATGCAAAGAAGTACCTTTCTCCAAAAGCGGCAGATTCTGCTACTGCCCACGTAGGGGGAGATGCGTGGAAACATGAGATCGGGTCCTTCCCTTCTGCTCTGGCTTACTCCAAGCCCGAGGTGGACAAACTGTCCAAGGTTCTTGACAGGGACACGGCGCTGCCGGGCTTTGAGGCCGTGGCAACGAAGTATCCGGTAGAGACCTTCGGAAAAAATCCCTACAAGATATCTGAGAGGTTCGCCCTCTCTCGCGGGGAGAGAATCGTCACTGTGCCCTCTAAGATTGGAGGACTTGCCGTCGGCAGTGAGGCCGCCGGAACAGGTCAACAGCTGGCGTTCCATCATAAAGTCTTCGACCGCATAACGACCACTGACGGGAAGAAAATCAAGGCGCTGGCCGACCTCGAAGATACCCTCGGCTTCACCCATGAAGTTCACAGGGACGCCCTTGGGTCCGGCTGGGGGATAGAGAACGATATCTCTATTACCATCCGTGCCCGTGACGACGATGTGGCCGCAGGCATAGCTGGCATTGTGGGCGATTCCATGAACATGAAAAACGCTTCATGGTACAGGGCCCAGAGAATGACCGAAGCACAGGCCGAGATGCTTTCCAAGGAAAGGCCCGGTCTGGAAACGGGTTTCGGGCTCAGGCTCTCTAAGAACGACGAGAGTGCCTTCGAACCCGATGAGCTGAAAAAGTTTCTCGACATCGGCTTCAAGACCGAACCGGGCAACAAGGCCATCCGCGTATTCGATCAAAAGGGTGACAGGAAAAGAAACTGGAGGGGGAATCAGGAAATTTTGATTGCCCGGGTCGATAAGGCCATCGGAAAAGGGGACATCAGGAAAGAGTTTTATACTTACGCGGGAGAGACTTATGCCGAAAGAGAGTTTGGAACGGCTATTGCGAAAATCAGGATGGGAGCCTCTACGGGAGGACCATCCGATTTACCGGGAAGGATATATAGTGAACTTCACCGCCACTACAGAGAAACCTTCAATGAGTGGAACCAGCGACACGGCTGGGGACTTGACGACCTCCCCGTTGGGCGAAGTTCAAGAGCCCTTGACGAAGCCTTCGCCGGAGCCCCTCCCATCAACCGAGTTGGAGACCCCTCCTTCCAGCGAGGAGGAGCAGGAGGCAATGTAAAGGGGGCGATCCAGTTTGCCGAAGACGGGCGGTCGATGATTAACCTCTTCGAGAATGCCGACGTCTCCACGATTATTCACGAGCTTGGTCACTTTTTCCGACGCTCAGACATTGACCCCGACGATCTCGCCATCTTTGAGAAGTGGGCCAAGGTGAAGGACGGGAAGTGGGGCGTTCAGGCAGAGGAGAAGTTTTCCCGAGCCCTTGAGCAATACATGCGCGAGGGGGTGGCTCCGACGCGAGATCTTCAGGAGGTGATGGCGAAGACCACGGACTGGATGGAGGACATCTACGAGGTCATGGTTGGCTCCCCCATTAATCGGAAGCTGAACGATGAGACCAGAGCTGCCTTCGACCGCATGTTCGGCTTGGGGATTACCGAGCCTCTGGGCTCACGGGCTGCGGAGGTTGCTCAGAAAGCTGTCGATCTCAGGCCCACCCGGGATACGTTGGGCGAAAAGATTGAGGGGGCAGGAGAATACCTCTCTCGGTGGTTTGGGCATTCGGCTCCGTTGATGCGATGGAATCGCGCGATGGGTCGGATGTTTGAGAACAATGCGCGGGGAGCGCACTTCATAGACAAGCTGGAAAAAACAGGCGATGAAGTGACTTCAGGCAACTCCGTAATGAAGTATCTGTTCGACTATGACAATGGTCTGACGCCGTTTGAGGACACCGTCATGCGTTCGGTCGCCCCCTTCTATACATGGATGCGTTTCAATATTCCACTTCAGATGCAAGCGATTTTTGAGGACCCGGGACGCTATGCAATAATCCCGAAATTCATGGATGCGGTCGAGGGGATCACCTCAGACTGGAGGGATATTCCGACCCCCGACTACTACGAAGAGCTGCACGCCGTCAGGTTGCCGATCATTATGGACGGGAAGCCGACTTACATTAATCCGAACCTGCCCTTTCAGGACCTGAACAGGCTTAACTACAAGGACATGGCGTCGTCCCTGACGCCCTTTGTTAAACTGGCCGGGGAATGGCTTCCTGAAAGAGGTTACTCCACCTTCCTCGACCGTCCGATTGAGAAATATCCCGGCGAACCGTCAAAGGTTCTGCCGTGGCTGGATAAAACAACTGAGCATGCCCTCATGACACTGGTCCCGACCTTTGGCAAGGCCCAGAGAATGATTAAGGCCGGCAAGCGTGATGAGCTTCCGGCACAACTCCTCAGCGAACTGGCCGGAATCAAGCTCATGAATGTGGACAAGGAGCGCGTTCTCAGGGGTCAGGCGTACGCTCTGCGTGAGGCGCTCACTGGAATAAAACAGAAACTTGAGGCGGAAGGCGAGATTCCAAAAAGGCTCCGTCGGGTTGCCCCATCGAAGCGTCGCCGTCGGAGGAAGCGCAGGGGGCGTCGAAGCAGGGCCCGGGCGCAGCCGCCAGCAGGGCAGATTGCCCGCCAGTTACTTGGGTAATGGTATATAAGAAATCATTTCACTCATAACCCTGCCTTCTCCAGCCGCGCAGGGTTTGGGTGATTTCGTCTATGGGCTCCCTTCTTCGCCCTGAGTTCCTCGTTATACGGCAGCAACCCACACAACGCCCACGTCCTCCCAGCCATACGAACGCCCCGTCGGACGCCAGCCTCCAGCAGATCTGTCAGCCGATCACATTGGTTTCAGAGTCTTGCAAGCTCTGAATCTGGCAAGTAAGATAGAGCATTAACGGGAGTAATTCCCGGAAAAAGGGAATGATTCCCTTTTTCTGCCGATTGGTGTTAAATAAGGCATCCTAAGGACACTTAGCGTGCCTTAGGGGCGCACATGGCGCCACTCGTCTTTCTGCCGGAAAGTCGGAAAGAGCATGGAAATGGATGGCACGGAGAATTTACAGCAAATAGAAACAGCTATACAAGGGAACGTAAGTGTTTTATTGGGCGAATATGGCTGGATGTTTCTGGCTGGTTTAGTCCTGCTGTTTTTTAAATCGACGATAGAATCGATATTGGCGGGGCTAATCGTCTTTGTGGGAAATGACTATAACAACGACGACATCGTCGTCGTCGACGGACGGCCCGGGCGTATCGTAAGGGTAAACTTGTGGAAAACAACTTTCTATCTTTACACGATTAAAAAAGACCCCGACGGGAAACGGTATATCTCAGGAGGAACCAAGCTTCTGGTCGGAAATGAGAAACTGAAGGATCTGAAAATCGAGAAGCCTTTGGGTATTTTTGATTTAGATATGTTTGAGGATTGAGATGGCGGCTACTGGAACCTTGTTGTTCAGTTTCCCCTCATGCGATTCTCCAAGGCGGCGGCACCGGTCCCCATTCCCTCGTCTGCAAGCCAGTCGAGTGCCTTGTCAACTTCGTCCTCTTTCAGTTTGGCCTTCATCAGCCCAAGGAACATCGTCCATTCCATGACCACCATCGGCTCCGCATGATTCCTCTTAAGGAAAAGGAGGTGGTTGGACCCCAACCACTTTTCGATCACAGCAAATCCCCCTCCCCCCTTTCGTGCTTTCACCTCAACGTCGAACTCCTTGTCGGGGCCGACCTTGATATCAGAGTTCAGGCTCCCGCCGAGTGCTCCTGACATGGGGACCCTCCACGCCGGGATGCCCTCACTTTCCAGCTTCTTTACCATCTCCCGCTCGACGCGGGTTCCCTTGCGTTTGTTGCTCAGGCCATTAGACATTGCTGTCTCCGCTTATCCATTCTTAAATTCTGCCCTCTCCGGTACCCATTGCAGGGGGATGATCCCCGTAGGCCCGAAACGTGTCTTCTCCGCTATCAACTCAGCGTAGGTATTGATGTCGTGCTTCCCCTTCCAGTTGCTCCTCAGGTAGGGATAGAAGCCGGGACGGTAGAGAAGGAGACAGGAGTCAGCATCCTGCTCAATACCACCGGAGCCTCGCATGTCAGCCAGCTGAGGCTTTTTGTCTGACCGTGCCTCCACGCTCCTGTTCAACTGGCTGAGGACCACTACCGGCTCGTCATGGACCTTGGAGAGGCCCTTGAGGCCCTTGCTCACGGAGTTCACCTGCTGATTCTCTGACTCCCCCTCTCCGGTCATGAGTTGTAGATAGTCTACGATCCACAGCTTAATGTCGTAGGCGCGTTTCATTTTCAGCATACGGGCCGTCATCTGGGGGATAGTAAGGGCGGGGGTGTCGTCTATGTAAATGGGCCATTCGCGCACGGCGTCACAGGCAATTTCATACTCATCGACCTCCCATGGCTCCAGCACGCCTCGCCGTAATCGAGAGACGTTTATCCCTGCTTGCATACAGAGGAGGCGCTGGAGAATCTGTTTCCGGCTCATCTCAAGCGAGAAAATACCCACTGGAACCTTCCCATGGAAGGCCGCCTGTCGTCCAAACTGGAGGGCAAGGGTGGTCTTCCCGACGGATGGACGTGCCCCGATCACGGTCAGTTCAGATCCGCAAAATCCGTTCAGGGTGGTGTTCAGGACATCAAAGCCTGTGTCGAGCCCACCGAAAGATTTCTTCATTTCCATGGCCTGACGCAGATCCCGATCTACCTCTGCAATTACATCAGATGCGCGGGTGGCACCCTCTGCTGGCCTCTGCGAAGTAAGCGCTGTCAGGGATTCAGACATACGAGTGTAAACCTCTTCAACGCTCACCTCCATTCTGTCGGAATCAGACACGAGCGTATGCCCTATATCCCTGAGCGTGCGCTTGTCGGACTCCTCCTGCACCCGCCTTATGTATTTCTCCATGAGGGAGGGGATGCATGCATACTGGGAGGCGAGATCCGAAACGTAGAGAGGCCCTCCAGCTTTCTCCATGAGGTCGTTTTTCAGTAGATAGTCCGTGAAAAGGCGAAGGTCCATCTTGCCCTCTGATTCATGGGCATCGATGAGTGCCGTGAAGACGGCTCGATTTCGGTCGTCGTAAAAGTCCCGGGCTGTCAGCTGGCCCGCGAACTCCGGAATTGCGTCTGATTGCAAGATAAAGCTGCCGAGAATGCCTTGTTCAAGATCTTCAGCTCCGTTCATGTTCATCCTCCTCCTTTTTGATGGCCCAGCAAGTAGCCATAATGTACGAGTAAAAATCTCTGTATTCCGGGTTGTCAACGGAGAGACGTTCTGCTGCAAGAAGGGGGATCTTGTAGCCGTATATGCCGCGCAGTTTTGAAAAGAATTTGAAATCGTGCCGCTTGGTAAATCGGCACATCAGGGAGGCGTAGTTGTTTCTGAGATGTAGCTGGATCTCGTCTTCGATGGGAAGCGGGAAAAGATCCTGTTGCGCTACGTAGTCCACTTGTAGACTGTCAGTGACTCCCCGCACAGGGGACACGCGGTCCTCTCGCCGCGTTCATATCTGGAGACATCCATTTTGTAGTTACACACGGAGCATACGGCGATGTCGCCGCCGGCGGAGAAGTCTGACGGCATACGGTGATGTTCGTCACGGTATTCATTCCGGAGTCTGACGAGATCGGAAAACTCATAGATGGAGTCATAGATGCGATCCCACTCGCTCCTGTCGGGGAGGGTGTCGCGCTGGATAAAATCCCATGCTTGGGAAAATCGGCTCATAGCCACTCCACATTCTCTTTCTCAACCGCTCTGAAGTACCGATAAGAGATTGTATTCGTGGAATCGGGAGTAGGATAAATATCTACATCCCAATACCCCGTAATATCCTTGGACGCGAGGTTAAGATACTCCCGAGCGTTGTCCTTGAAGTCCGAGGAACTCGATGTCAGACCCGCCCTGCGAAGGGCAATATCAATGATTTTTTCAGGCGTCATGTCGTTTCCCTCACATCATCTGATTGCGTACCCTCAGTGTTCTTTCTTTTTGGGCGGCGGGACTGATTTCGCTGCCGGTTGTTCGCTGATTGTCTTCTGGTGATTTTCCTCCCGTTGGAGCAGCAGTACACCGATAGCCACCTCGTTTCAATTAATGTCTTTATTGCCCTTCAGACACACCTTCACCCCCCCCTTCATCCCGGGATACGCCCATCCCGATGCCAGCCTTTGAAGGCTCCCATGAAACTATCCCCACAATCACTGTGACGTTTTAGGGGAAGGCAGCGACCTCTCGGCGGCTCCCACCCAAGGCAGGCACAGATGAAACCTACCGGCTGGATTACTGCCCGGGGTCAGTGGCCGCTGCGAGTCGGCGTCCAGACTGCTCTATCATCCTCTCAGAGGGAGCGGAGCAGCCGATGGGTTCGCGCAGAGTGGTGCTGTTAAAAAAAGTGAGGGGAGCCCGGTCTCACAGGAGTCAGCATTATGCGGAGGGGATTGGACCCGACATGATATCGGGCGGAGGTCCTCCATGCTGTCAGCGCCCGCTCCCAATAGCGGGCAACCGGACCCCCCTCTGGGGGTCAAAAACTGTTCAAGCGTACCGCC